ACCTTCTGGCTTCGTTGTCACACAAAAGCTGATGAAGAAAAAAATTCAAGAGATTGAATTACAACTTCTAGGCAGATGTCAGATCAAAGTTGCTACAGAAGATGGAGACAAAGTTGATAGATCACACCACAAAAATGCAACAGCTCCGAATCTAATTCATTCACTTGATGCATCACTCCTGCACCTATCTGCACTACGCTTCGACGCTCCGATTTCCCTCATACACGACTCGGTACTTTGTCGTGCTACTGACATGTCTGTTTTATCAGCCATTGTTCGTGAGACATACATGCACCTCTTTGCGGAGCATGACTACTTGAAAACCTTTGCTCATCACATTGGAGCAGAGACTGAACCACCGATGTGTAACACACTTGAACCTGCATCGGTAATTGAATCTACCTATTTTTTCTGTTAATGGCACGTACCATTTTTAAAACTGAAGAGCCTGTTGTCCTTGAGGGATATCAGGCTGTACTGAAACCAAGCAAGTTTGGCTTTAGCCTTTCTGCGATTGTCGATCAGGACATGGCTGACCAGCTGGAAACTGATCGTCCCGATAGCCTCAAGTGGGCTGAGTCAAAACTGAAGAACCCAAAGCGTTCTGTTCTCAAGCCTGAGCCTTGGGAAGAGGTGTCTGAGGGTAAGTACAAAGTGAAATTCTCTTGGAATGATTCCACTAAACCTGGCATCGTTGACACTGAGGGTACTGAAATCACTGACGAAAACATTCCCCTGTACAGCGGTAGTAAGGTCAAGGTTGCCTTCTACCAAAAGCCTTACATCCTCAAGGACGGTGTCACGTATGGCACAAGCCTGAAGCTGGTTGGCGTACAGATTGTGTCCCTTGCATCCGCCGCTGGCGTTGATGTCGGAGACATGGACGACACGGACGTGGCTGCTTTGTTTGGCACGACCAAGGGTTACAAAGCAAGTGAGCCCAATGTCCAGAACGATGCAGGTGAGCCTGAGGAGGACTTTTGATGATTGACTTCCAAGTATTCAAGAACGAAGACCTGGGTCTTTACGAAGGTCGTCTGACCGTGTCCGTCCCTGAAATCACAGTGACTCGGTTCAAAGCTGACCGGAATGACTTCAAATATGAGATGCGTCGAGCTGTCTCTGAGATTGTCGAAGAGATCATCGAAAAGAACATCGACGACTAAATGGCATTCCGATCCGGTCTTGAGGAGAAGGTCGCTGATCTTCTCGTCGAGCTGGGTGTCAAATACGAATATGAAAGTACAAAGGTTCCTTATGTAATCCAACACACATACACCCCAGACTTTATTCTTCCGAATGGGATCTGGCTTGAGTGTAAAGGTTACTGGGACAGTGCGGATCGTAAGAAGGTCAAGTCAGTCATTGAACAAAACCCTGATATTGATCTTCGCATGGTCTTTCAGGCACCCTACAACACTATCTCTAAAAAATCGAAGACTACCTATGCCAAGTGGTGTGAACGCCACGGCATCAAATGGGCGTCCTTCGCGACTATCCCCATTGAATGGCTCACATGAGCGACACAGAATTTGTAAGGCACATGCCTTGCGACCAGTGTGGGTCATCAGATGCGAACAGTTTGTACTCTGATGGCTCCACTTTTTGTTTTAGATGTCATGCCTATTCGCATGGCGACAATGACGTTATTCACACTCATCAACGCGTGTCAAATGTACGATTACAAGGATCAGCCGGAAGGTTGCAATCACGAGGAATCTCTGAAAAGACAGCCGAGCTTTTCAAAACATACAAAGATGGAAAGGTCCTACGCCACTATTATTACGACAGCTCTGGAACGCTTGTCGGAGCAAAAGTAAGATCAACAGATAAGCAGTTCAAGTGTGAGGGAGAGGTCAAGACCCTGTATGGGATGAACCTCTTCAAACACAAGACGACTTCAAAGCAAAAGAAGCTTGTCATTGTTGAAGGCGAGATGGATGCCATGAGCGTCTGGGAGGCACAACCAAAATGGGATGTGGTTTCTATTCCGAATGGTGCACCTGCAGCCAAGAAAGCGATCCAAAACAACTACGAATGGATCAACTACTACGACAAAGTAGTTCTATTTTTTGATAACGACGAAGCCGGTCAGAAGGCTGCAAATGAAGCCGCTGGTGTCTTACCACCTGGCAAGGTTTTCATCGGCTTTCTAGACGATTACAAGGACGCCTCAGAGGCTTTACAGGCTGGTGACAGTGAAGCTGTACGAGCTGTTTGCAACTACGCACACACTCAATACAAGCCTGACGGCATCGTTGATGCCAAAAACTTACTTGACCTAATTACTACACCAACTCCTCCATCAGATCATGAGTACCCCTTTCAAGGACTTCAAAACAAGCTTCACGGGATCCGGTACGGAGAGCTTGTCACGATTACTGCAGGATCAGGAGCTGGCAAATCGTCCTTCTGTCGCGACCTATGTGCTCACCTGCTTAACAAAGGAGAACGGGTCGGTTACCTGGCACTTGAAGAGTCAAACCGCCGTACAGCTCTCGGACTTATGTCCGCAGCAGTCGGACGAAGTCTCCACCTTGGAGAGCATGATCGATCTGAGCTAGTTGATGCGTTCGACAAAACTATCAACAACTGGAATCTACACTTATTTGATGGCTTCGGGTCATACGACCCGGATCACATTTACGAACGGATCGAATATATGGCAGCCGGTCTTGAGACCCGTGTTGTCTTCCTTGATCACCTGTCTATCTTGCTGTCTGGCCTTGACGGCGATGAACGCAAGATGATCGATACAACCATGACCAAGTTGAGGTCATTGGTTGAACGGACCGGCATATCTCTCTTTCTAGTTTCACATTTACGGAGAACAACATCTGATGTCAACCATGAAGAGGGAGCTCGGGTCACGCTTGGACAGCTCCGCGGATCTGCTGCTATCGCTCAGCTCAGCGACGGCGTTATTGCGCTGGAACGAGATCAGCAGAGTGGATCTGAACGAAGCTCTACGACTGTGCGAGTCCTTAAAAATCGATATTCAGGCGAAGTTGGCGTCGCATGCCAACTGACTTACGACTTAGACACCTGCAAATTCAATGAAACTGAACCAGACGAAGAATTCGATCCAACAACCGATTTCTAAACCCAATCCTCCCACGCCTGAGATGGTAAAGCGTGCTCAATTTGTAGACAAAACTTACCACTGGAAAAATGCTCGTATTCGATCTGGAGACTGACGGTCTATACGATGATGTTACCCGTGTTCACTGTCTGGTCATCTACGACAGCGAGACTGACCAAACTTTGGTCTTCAATGACGAAGGGTCTGAAGAGCCGATTAGTAGAGGAGTCCAGCTTTTAGAAACTGCAGATGTTATTTGTGGGCACAATGTTATCTCTTACGATATTCCGGTTCTGCAAAAGGTATATCCTTGGTTTGAACCGACCGCCTTGGTCGTTGACACCCTTCTTTTGTCGCGGCTATATCACAACAACATTTTAGATACTGACAAAAAACACAAGTGGGATCAGATGCCACCTCAACTTTATGGGAGGCATTCACTTGAGTCATACGGTTACCGACTAGGAGAGTACAAAGGCTCTTTTGGTAAGGACACTGACTGGCAAGAGTGGTCCCAAGAAATGCAGGACTACTGCGTACAAGACGTAAAAGTAACCACCAAACTATGCGATCACTTCCACCCCTACCTGACTGGGTCGCGCTAGAGCACAAGGTTGCACAAATACTCACTCAACAGGAGTTACATGGATGGAGTTTTGACACAAAGGCTGCATGGCAACTTGCATCTGCTCTCAGAAAAGAGCTTGAGCAAACTTGTGAAGTACTACGCAACAGGCATCCTTTCGTCCAAGGATCGGAGTTCACTCCTAAACGAAATAACCGTACCTCTGGATATGTTGAAGGGTGTCCAATCACCAAACTAAAAGAGCTAAATCCGACCTCTCGCGATCATATTTCATGGATCCTGCAAACATTTCATGGCTGGACTCCCACCCAGATGACACCTACTGGGAAGCCCATCATCGACGAAGTGATTCTCAAGGATATTGGGACAGAGACTGCGATGGATTTCCTGAAGTGTCTCGATATTACGAAGAAATTGGGGATGATCTCGGAAGGCACGAACGCATGGCTGAAGCTATGTACGAGTGCTGACCGGATACATCACCACTGTTCTGTTGCAACAAATACGCACAGATGTGCACACCGTAAACCAAACCTGGGGCAAACCCCGAGTGAACATGAATTCAGAAAACTGTTCAAAGCATCCTCCGGACAGATCATGGTTGGTGCTGACCTTGCTGGTATTGAACTTAGGATGCTCGCTCATTACCTTGCACGCTATGACGGGGGTCGCTACGCGGATATTCTCCTCAATGGCGACATTCACCAAGTCAATGCCGACAAAATTGGTATCACCAGACGTGATGTCAAAACCGTCACTTATGCCTTCCTCTACGGAGCAGGTGACGCCAAAATCGGGCATTCCTTTGACTCTTCCTTAAATGAAACAAAGGCTAAGAGTAAAGGTAAAGAGATTAGAGAAGCGTTTATTTCTGCGATTGATGGACTTGCGGAACTCTTGGAGGCAATTAAAGAGGCGTCTAAGAAGGGCTTTGTCCGGTCGGTAGATGGGCGCAAGATTACTGTTGATAGTCCACACAAAGCTTTGAACTACTTGCTCCAGTCAGGAGCCGGTGTAGTTGCAAAGCGGTGGATGGTTATCAACGACGACACAATTAAACAGACGGGTTTGTGCGCTGCACAGCTCGCATTTATACATGACGAATTGCAATTTGAATGCCACCCTGACCACGCAAACGACCTATCA